ATGGACTGAACCCAAGAAACACCGCACACGGTACACCCCCGTGCAAAATGCGACCAGCGTTGGTTTGGCGACTGGTAAATCACAAGTGCATGGTGGTAACAAGGCTTGTGGATAAAGTGAACAAACTCGTCATACGCACTTGGGGCTTGTTGATTAATCATCTAGTCTGGAGCGGGTCGGATACCTCTGTATCCACCCTTGGGAGAACTATTGTCAAGAGTAAAGTAAAGGAGAGAGAGCATGTTTGAGAGTGGATTCGATAAGTTCTGGAATGCCTGGCCATCATCACCTCGTAAGGGTGCAAAAGCCTTGTGCAGAGAGAAGTGGGTAAACAAGCTTTGTGAAAGCAATGCTGACCAAATCATCAAGCATGTGGAGTGGATGAAGACCACTGATGCATGGGTAAAACAAAACGGGGCCTTCATACCCGCACCCCTTGTTTACCTCAACCAACAACGCTGGGACGGTGCTGAGATACCTGAAGCCAAAGAAGTGGTAAACGTGTTGAAGGTAATGGAAGAGGAAAGCAAAAGGGCCATCCCAATGCCAGCAGACATCAAAGCAAAGCTTGACGCAATCAGGGGGCGCACATGACACAAGATGAAATCATTGAGATGGCAAGACAGGCTGGTATGGTCGTTGTGAATGACGAATTTAGCTTGCTTCCTTTTTTTGAAGCCTTTGCCAAACTGGTAGTCGCCAAGTACGAGCAAAAGATTCAAGACCTTGAAGACATGATTACAGAACTTCAGGAGAGACAAGAATGACACAAGATGAAATCATAGATATGGCTGAACAGGCTGGCATGACGCAAGATGGTGACATGTGGTTTTCATTTGGAAAAGCAGATATGGATGTTGAGCACGAACATCTTCTGGCATTTGCCAGACTGGTAGCCGCCAAAAAACAAGAAGACATCATTCAAATCATCAAAGAAACACCATTCAGTAATTGGTTTCAAGCTGATGTTATTGAGACAATCCAGGCAAGGGGACAAGCATGAACAAACAGCCTAATTTCAAACATGAAAAGCCAATGTTTCCGTGGGTTATTGTTGCTCCTGATGGATTGCGATGGCTTGGTCTTGCAATGAACGAACATCATGCTTGGCAATTTGCATTGGGTTGGCCCGACCAAGAAGAAATAAAAGCTCACAAAGAGCAACTTGGATGGTATGCAAGTGAAGCAACCTGCACATGGAAGGGCAAACCAGAGGAGAACAAGCATGACTCATTTTGAAAAACTGCTTGGTGCTCTTTATGTTTCTGAGGGATGGTATATGTTTTGGAAAGAACACAAAAATGTTTCTTTTAAAACTCGATCACTAATTACTTTTGACAGAGCAATAAATTGCAAAACATGGCATGAAGTGCTTCTATTAGAGAAAGGGGACGCACATGACACAAGATGAAATCATTGAGATGGCTAAACAAGTTGGTTACCCAATTCAACATCCTGAATGGCAAAAAGCTACAGAAGAATTTGCCGCATTGGTAGCCGCCAAAGCGACAGCCTCCGAACGTGAAGCCTGTGCAAAGTTACTTGAGTCTCGTAAAACAGGAGCAAACGAATTAATGGATGCGGTGCGCGACATGGAAGCCAAAGCCATCAGAGCCAGAGGAGAATAATCATGATATTTGCAGACACATACTATTCCGAGAATCTTGAAGACGAAGTCGAAATTTGGTACGACATCACCGACTATGATCCCAGCGTGGGAGTGGATTACGAGTTTGAATACGAAGCTCTGGATTCAGAAGGTAAAGACCGCTACGCTGACCTCACAGGCGATGAAGAAGATGCCATCTCAAAAATCATCAGGAAACACATCCGAGACAGCGTCAACGAATACGACGACTTTTGAGGCTGTCAGGACGTTCTATGGCCGTCACAGGGCCCGTGGGGAGGTAAGGGTGGCCGAAGGTACTGCCTACAGGTGCAAAGCCTGTCAAACAGTCCTTCTGACCACTCTACAGCGTGATCACCACCGCTGTCAGGCAAAGACCTCAAGCGCCCTCTGAGTACGGGCTACACGGTCATCCAGACCATGTGTGCCACCGTTGATCCTCTTGGTGACGGCCAAGATGTCTGAGGCTATGTTGTTCAGCTTGTTCTTGTGCCAGAACCAGCCAGCAGACAGGGCAGCGTACATGGGTGTGCTGACCAGATCAGGGTCCGACTCCAGATCGACCCCAAGGTCCAAACCACAGGCTTTGTAGTTGTCTCGGCCAGTCAATTGAATAAGCCCCCTCCCACGAAATTTAAACCCGTCACCAGACTCTTCGTCCCCGTTGCCCATGCGGCTGGAGTAAACCTTGTTGGCAATGGCTTCTGGGTTGCGGTGGTAGGGCTGGGCAGCTTCCAAGCTTGGGAAACGCTTTGGCCACACCTTGCACAGGCTCTCAGCCTTGTAATTCAAGTTTTCAACTAGAGCGGTGAAGCCAGCACTCTCATGGCCACACTGGCCAAGGAAAGATGCCTGTTGTTCAGGGGTGTCGATGCCAAATGTCTCAAACGTAGTGTTAATCGCTTCGATCCATTCTTCAGCTTTGGCGGGTGGCATGTTCAGGGCGTGGGCTAGTTGTTCGGCGTTCATTGTTGTCCTTTCAGGGTTTGGTAGACGGTGTTGTATGCATCAATACAGGCGTTCAATTGCCTTGTGTTGGCATCTCCTTGGTCGGTGATGGCGACAAGAGATCGAGCAGTCGTTGGGTCAAGTTCGGCTCCTGTTTGAACGCTATCTCTGGCGGCAGGGGCGGGATCTGCGGTGGTTGATACGGGGCAGACGGGGGCTTTGACAGGAAGCCGCAGCTTGAGAGCGCCAGTGTCGATAGCAAGATTACGCTTTTGTAATAAAACTTTGGCTTCATTGTTGGCCTTTACGAGTTGGGTTGCTTGGGTGGTGACGGCGGTGACAAGGGCTTGTTCTTTTTGACGGGCCTCGGTGTTCAGCTTGGCAATAACCAGTTGTTGCTCGTTTTGCTCGTTCTTGACACCCTTGTAGTAGCCAGTCCCAAACGCAGCGGCCATTGCCAGCAAAAAGCCCAGCCAAACAGCAGGGTTAAGCAAACTCATTCTTTTGCCCCTTTGAAGGACGGCTCGTCATCATCATTGGCCAAAGGTCGGACCATAGGCTTGGGAGGCGCTGAAGGGGGGCTAGGTTGATTCTTAACCCAGTTTGGGGCTGGTGGTCTACCCGTCCACGTTTGAGGCGGTGGATCGTTGTCTGAAGCCTCTGCGGATGCCACGGCCTTGGCCACAGCTTTCACACCTGATCGGCCAGCCACGCCACCCAAGACACCAGACACAAACACCATGATGGTGGAGATCTGCTGGGTATAAACCTTGTCGATGGGAGCCAGGCCCGACATGGGTTGTGTCACAAATGAGACTGAGTATAGGAACATGGCCATTGATCCTAGAAGGATAAGGACCAAAGAAACAATGACAAAAGCCCACACACGGGCTTCGATTTCTTCAGCAGTCATGCGGTTTGATTTGGCCATCACTTTTTCTCCTGTTCTAGTTTAATAAGCATCTCAGGGCACGTTCCAGTCGCTGTGCAAATGGGTGGCTTGCATTCGACATTCTCCCAATTCTTTGGGTCTTGACACGGATAACGGAAACGGTCTTCGCACCCCGTAAAAAGGAAGATTATCAATAAAGGTATCAGGCTTTTTTTCACGTTCTTTCCTTTCGATCTGGCGCTCAAGACGCTCTAGCTTCCTCAACATTTTCTCGGCATCTTTTTGGGTTTGCAAGATGTCTAGGTACAACATGCCGCCCAACGGAAGTAGCAGGGCCACCAACACCACGGCGCAGATCCACCCAAGCATCCCCATCACATCGATTCCTTCCTCTGCAAGAACAGGAGTAGGAGCCACAGGTATCCGATAAGGATCAGGGTTAGGACGCTGATTCCCGCCTTTAACCTTGTTTGCGCCTCCCTTTGTCTGCGTAGCCATCTTCTTTGCTTTTCCCTTGATTCTTGCGCCAGCCTTGCCGCCTCTTGTTCGGCTCCAACAATCTCACGCATGTCCATGACCTTGCTGTACAAGGCCCCAAGCTCAGGCGGGGCGTTCCAAGTCATCGCCTCCCTTATTGTCACTACCAACTGATCCATCTGATCTTGCGCTCTCACACGCTTGATGGCTGCTTCAAAATGGTTTTGGTTGGGGTCGTAGACGGTGCGGGACTTCTCTTCTTCCTCCCTTATGTGCTGGGCAAGCTGCTCTTGGATGTGGAAGAACTTGATGAGGTTGTCAACAACATCGTTGAGAACTTGGTCCTCATCGACAGCGACATATTTTTCCTTCTTTTTCGCCACAGGCTTGGGCGCTTCGGCTTTGGGTTTTCCAGCAAAGAACTGGAC